GTTATGCCAGTTACTACTCTCTTATCTTCATTAAAGACAATACTTTGACCACCATCAATATCAGCATTCAATTCAACTGTATCACCAATTTTAATTGTTGGTTGACCATCTCTGAACACAACATCAGAAGATCCACCACCCTTGTAGAAAAGTATTCTAGATGAATCACCCTCTGGGATGCCTGAACCAGGTCCTTCAGGTGCTTCATTAAATGTAATTTGACTTCCACCTTCAAATGTGTAAGAAACATTTGGAACTTGTAGAATATCATTAATAAAGACCAAGATAGTTTGATCTACTTGGATATTAGTCTCTCTTGATGCTCTGATTGAAATAGGTTCATTTTGAAGAGTAAGTGGGAACACTTTCTTCTTTCCATCAAATAGACCATCAATTCTATCAAGAACTTCAAATTCACCTGGTGTAAATCCATTAAAGTTATCACTATAAACATCCTGAATTGAAATTTGGAACTCACTGAACGAAACTGATGGATCAGTAGGAATCCCAGTTGTTCCTCCTACAGGAACTGTAAGAACTTCAGTCATCTTAAATCCATATCCAAAGTTAGTTACTTCAAACTCAATTACACTTGAACCTTGACCAACTTTTATACTAACAGTTGCTTCAGTTCCAACTCCTGATGAAGATGAAGAATAAACAAGAGGTATGTCATTATAACTTACTGGTTCATCAATTACAACAACAGGTGGATTAGCACTAGTAAATCCAACCCCACCATTGGTAATACTAAATCCAGTTACATGACCATCGCTGATTGTTGCAGTGCCAACATGAGTCAAGACAGGTAACACACCACTATATGTCTGTACACCCACATTGTATGCTGTCACAACACCTGTTCTATATCCTGAACCACTATTACCTATACTGATTGATTGGACAGTGCCTCCAGCAGATATGACAGCAGTTCCACCTGCACCCACAAGTGGTTGATATCCAGCACCTTCAAATGAACCAACAGATACAATCATTCCACCAATTGGAAGACCACCTTGGTTCTGATCATATCCAGTTGGTGTTCCAAGACCTGCTGTAAATCTAACAGTAGTTACACCTGAACTTTCAAAGTTTTGATATTCTCCAATTTGACCTGCCTGAGCACCTTGTGGTGCTTGGAAAATATTATTCACAAGCATAATTGTATTTGATGCAATTCCACTTACATCTGCACCATCAGATTTCAAAGTAAAGTTACTTGTGACACCTGTAAATCCATTTGAAACATCATCAAGTACAAAGTTAGTATTATAAGTTTCAGTTGTAGATCCTTCTATACCTCTCTTTTGAAATACTCTTGCATGGAAAGTAGATCTTGTAGAGATACCTGTAAAATCTCTTTCATCTGGTGGATTTGTTGATGTGCCTAAAGGAATATTGCCATAAGGTGCATCTATAAAATTCAGTGTATTGCCAGTAATTGTGTAATTGCCAACAAACTTTTCAATTGTTGAACCAGCAGTGTGTGCTCCAATTACTGATCCAAGAACTGGTCTTACAACAAAGATCGTTGTTCCAGTACCAGTAACAGATGTGACTCTCATAAATTCATCATCAATCTTAACAATATCATTTGATGAAATAGTAACAATACCACTTGTTGCAAAATTGGTTTCAAAAACAATATCATTTGTTAATGTTGCAGCAATGCCTGTTTTAGAAATTGGTGCTTGTATCATATTATCAATTGACACCAATGCTTTAGTGTTTTGTTTTGTAGCAGTGATGAAATGTGAATTACCAACACCAACATTAGTAAACTGAACTAAAGGTGGATTGATTGCTTGTGCATCAGTTGCATTTGTAGCAAATCCAATCTGAGCATCATTAATTTTGACAACAAACAAATCTGTTGGGAGCAGAGATGTTGATCCAACGCTTCCACCAAAATCAGTTGTTACAATTCCAATTCTTTGATCAACACCAGTGATTGTATATTTGACTGCCTCACCACTTTGATAGAAATGATTTGGAAGTGAAATCAGATTTGTTGATGTATTAACACCAGTTGTTGAAGATCCATCAAACTGTCTTACAAAAATTGGATCACCATTGTGTTTAAGATCAAATGATGTTCTAACATTTGATCTTGTGCCAAAATAGTTTCCAGTCTGTCCTCTTAGATAACCATCATTAAGATTAATCTTACTAAATGTTTCAGTTGGAGAAAGTTCCCTTAAATCAACAAAGAATGATTTTACCTTTACAGCAATGCCAGGATTTGCAGTATATGTAACCCTAACAAAATTTCCAGATGTTGAAATTCCAATGGTTCCAAGTGATGAATCAGTCTCAACAATACCATAAGGAGTAATTCCTTGTGTTGGGATTGTACGAGAGTTAATAACCCCTATTTCAAACATTTCATAATCACCATTTGCAGTATCTTCAACAGTAATTACTTGATAAGATGCACTATACTTTTCAGATACAGTTGCTGTATCATATTGAGATACAACATGTGCAGTTGGGGATCCAGAGGAAGGAATTGATGTATACGCACTACCAATTCTGGCAGTGTTCATAGTTGTAATACCTGGGAAGCTGGCAGAACCTGCTGTTGTAGTAACAATTTGACTGTATGATGTTGCTGCTATACCTGCATTTGGATGGAATTTAAGAAGGAGATCAGAACCACTTATGGCAGCACTATATGTTCCAATACCACCACCATACAAAACATTTGAATTTTCATCAATATTGTTATATTCAACAAAACTTACATCTGAACCATTATGAATGATGTTTAATTCAGCAAAATGATAATCATCTCCTGATACCAGGAGGTTTAGAACCTTCAGTGATCTAAAACTTGTACCAACAGAAACAATATTTGTTGTAGCACCAGTGGAAACATTGACCTCTTGACTCATATAATGAACAATGTCACCAAATGATGTTGTTCCAATTCCAGTTGTGGTTGGTTCAAATGCAAATGAGAATGATGATACAAGATAGTTGTTTAATGAGAACTTAATTGGATGGAACTCAAAGTTCCACTCATTCTCTGTTACTGCAACATCAAAATGTCCAAGTTCTGGGAACGTATACATCTTTGCATAACTGGTCATATATGCAAATTCATCATCAACTATTGCTGTTGATATTTCAAATTGTCTTTCATCAGTAAATGTTGTATCTTGTACATAGAAAAGTGATTTTACAAATTTAACTCCAGGAGTAAATTCAGCAATCTCAGAGAATGCCTCTAATCTTTCATTACTATTAAATTCATCACTTACATCATCAACACCCAATACTCTGTTTCCTTTTGACTCAAAGTAATCAGTTAGAATAATATTCTCAAAGAAAACTGTGTCTGAGACAGTTTTACCATTGACATCAAAAAGATTTTCTCTTGCAAGATCAAAGTCGTGCATACAATTAAGATCACCCTCTCCAATACAATCAACAATAAATGACATTTCAGTGTCATTTACATTTGGTGTAAGATCTTGATTTTCAGTTTTACTAATTACTTGCAAATCTGAGAATTTTTTAAATCCTGCAGTATGATTCAGTGAACCAACTGCATTGTCCCACTTATCAAATGGAACTTCAGATTTAACTGAATATGAAAATCTCTGATAGTAATCATTATTTGGAATTCTTTGAAGACTATCATTCAAGAAACCAGTTGATCTTGTCCAACCATAATTAACAGTTGCACCAGCACCAGTTTTAATGTCTGCATCAAAGTCCCATTTCTTTACAACAATACCACGCGTCTTTGAAGAGACACCAGAAATAATTTTACCAAGTGGAAGATCATTTGAAGTTTTTATTTTAAGAATATCAGTATCTTCATCATAATTATCAACAATACCGTTTAATCCTGGACCCCAACTTACAGTCTCATCATTAGAGAATTTATTCTTACCAAGAATAGGTTCAAAAACAGGAAGATGTGCTTCTGGAATAACTCTTGCTCCGCTAAAGGAAATAACATTTCCAGGAACTTCATTTGAACCAAGATCATCTTTTAAAGAATATTCAACATAAGCACCTGCACCACCAGCATTTGTATTAACACCAACAACTTCAAAAAGTTTGTGCTTATATTGTTCTGAGTTATACCCTTTTCCTGTGGTCCCAATACCAATACTTATACTCTCAACATATACATTTCCTCCAATGAAGAAAGGATATTCATCATTACTACTAAACTGATTTGTAAGACCTAATCTAACAGTTGTTCCAGAAAGAGTTACACTATTAATTAAAAATCCATTAGAATTATTAGTTGGAATAATTCTTGGTATAGTAGGATAGAAACCTCTTGAGTTTACAACAATATTGACTTCAGGATCACCTAATTGATAATTAATATCACAATCAACTATCTCATTTGTCACACCATCTCTTACAATAAGAGATGGTGCCACTAAGTAATCTGATCCAGATGTTGTGATACCAATTCTTTTAAATGATGCAAGTGGATTGATCTCAACTAATTCAGGTAGATTTGCTGTTGGTTTAAGAGTTTGATCTGTTGGATAATTCCAACCAATATTATTGGATTGGAACTTTTGGTTTCTTATCTGACCAATTGATTTTGACTCAGCAAAAAGAATAGCGCCAGTGCCAATTCCACTCTTGATTGAAGAAATACCTGGAATAGACTTATATCCATAATTGTTATCAACTAAATCAACAAACTTGATTGAACCGTATGCATTTATGGATGGTGTTTCATATTCTGGGTTTGAAGTTGTCTTGTCAAAAGTAGTTGTTAACGTGGTATTGTCTAGATCAAAATTATAAGTTGTTGTTCCAATTCCAGTAATTGTATAAGTTCCATCAACAAAGGAATTAGATTTAAATACAGTATTGTTTGAAATAACATCTTCATCAATAACTAACCTTTTTTCATCTGTAATAAAGTTGTCATTTACATTCTCAAACTTGTAATACAAAGAAGATGGCATATGCTTTGTATCGAGTGTTAGTTCACCATCTGTGCCAACAACTCCTGATGTTTGTACTTCAAAATTAGCACTATGTGATGTTAAGAACTGATTTATGAAAAGTGAATCACTAAACATCTTCATTTCAAATGCAGGATATTTAATTGAGTTTGAAATGAATGATAATGAAGGATCAGAAAGGTCAAATTTTATATTTGATGATGCCTGAATTGCAGGATTTATTTTTGCTATAGTTCCAATACCTGCAGATGTGATATTTACAAAATTTGGAGAGATTTTTTCAAGTTCAAATTTCTCTTCAACAAGTTTAATCTGTGTTGGAGTGTCCAAATAAACATAATACATTTTCTCATTTACCAAACCACCTGCAGGTGTCCCTGAGGTATGAATGATTTTATCACCTGTCTTAAAAATACTAGTGGTAACACCAATTGTATTCAGAGTTGTATCAACATCAGATGCAGCAAATGTTTGTGGATCAAAGACAATTCTTCTATTAAAATCATCATACTTAACCACAACTGTTTGTTGATTTGTGGGGTTTAACTTAAATATTACTCGATCATTAACAAAAAGACCATGCGAACTTGCAGTAGAAACAGTAACATTTGTTCTTTGTGCTTTTCCAGTGACTACACCATCAAAGTCTGATTTAAGACTATGATAATTACCTGTACCAATACCTGTAAAATAGTAAAGTCCTACAGTATCATCAACAAGTCCAAGATATCCAGAAGTTGTCATTCCAACTTTATTAGATGATAATCCAATAAAGTTATCATTAAATGGTGCAACATAAAGTGTTGAAATTGTATCAAGTGTTGTTTTAGCAACACCTGCTTTACCATTCCAAACTTCAATTGAAGAACCTGTGTTTGTTCTGTAATTTACAATATCATTTACTTTAAATATGTGATTTGGAGCAAACAGTTGTTGTTCTGGGACAAAAATATTTGTTATGCCAGCGCCAGGATTTGAGAATACAATAGTCTTGCCAGCACCAACAGTTGTTGCACTACCAATACCTAATGTCTCATTTGGGTCAAAATAAAATTCAGTATTAGTCTTTAATATCTTTGTTGTTTTAAGTGCTCCAACATTAATAGAGAATGATCTTGAATCTTGGAAGAGTTTTACATTTCCTGTATGAGCAGCACCAGTTGTGCCATTCTGTGCTCTCAAGACTCTTACTCTATTATTAAGTGGATCACTGTTTAAAACTTTAACCTTCTCAGATTCAATATCAATAATATCATTTGGTCTCATGAAAGGATATTGGAATGCACCACCAACACTAAAATAAGTTACAATACCAGTTGCTGCAGATGTTCCAACATTGTTAAGGAGAATATAAGAACCAGTGTTTATTCCAATATTGTAATACTTATCAAGACCATCAAAATGGTTTGAAAGACCAGAAATTTTCATCCTGGTATTATTTGCAAGATTGTGTGGTGAAGTCATAAATCCAACAAACTTGTTGGGAGCACCTACATTCAAAAATTCAATATTTGTGAAGGAAGTAGTTTCAATGTCAACATTGTTTACTATCTTACCACCAATCTTTGTAATTTTTCCTCTTGCAGTTTTACCATTAGTATCACCCTTAAATACAACTCTCTCATTTACTTTATAATTTGATCCACCAGTAATAATACCAACAGAATCAACACTGCCTTTGGAAACACCAGTAATTTCAATTACTTGTTCTTTGATGTCATTGGAGTTGAAGATATAATCGTATCCACCAAATTTTGAATTGATCTTATATGGAGTAGTAATTCTTCTCCAGTTATTTTCAACCAAATCATAGTCTACATGATTTGATGTTTTCTTGAAGTTGAAATCATTCTGTTTATGTTGGAATGTATCTCCAATTAAGTAAGGGAACTGTGGTTTTCTAAAGTTTTTGAATGGACCAACACTTTCTGGTGTGTCTTGGAAGGTAGAAAAATAAACAAAAGTACCATTTGGATATTCAGGTGTTACACAGAATCTACCATTTGATTCATTCAAGTCACCTAACCCAGTAAAAATAAAATCCTCAACAAAGAAACCAAGAGGATACTTATTAAGAGGTGGTCTACTTGGTGATATTTTTGCCTCATAACCAGATTTCATTCTTCTAACAGAACCACCATCTGGTTTGTCATATCCAAATGGACCATAGATTGGACAACCATCATATGCCCATCCAATAATTGGAGAATGATACTTAGAGTCAGATTCTAAACCACTCTTTATTAAAAGATCAGGATGTTGATATTGCTTTTCTTTATTTGACTTGTTTCCATATACTACAGATCTAATATTCCTAGGGGCATACAAGTGAACAAATTGTGTTGTATTATCAACTGATCCTGATGTAATAATACAATCATCATCAGTAATTTTATTATACTTTTGTTCAAATTTATTAATTGTCCATTGATTAATATTTGCGGCAATACTTCCATCATTACCTGATGGTAAAATAGTAATTAATGAATCACTCTTATATTCAATTCCACCAAATACAACAACAACAGATTTAATTGCACCATTTTCAAGGATTGGTGTGAGTTTACAATACTTTCCGCCAGATACACTTAAATGTGGTGGTGAATTATAACCACTTCCACCCTTGTTAACAATTACCTCAGTAATAGTTCCATTTACAACAATTGGTGTAAGTTGCGCATCAGCACCACTATTAAGAGTTACATTTGGTTCTCTATCAAAGTTTAAAATTTCAGAAGAACCATAACCAACACCTTCACTTGATACATTTGCACTTGTAATGCTTCCTCTGAAGATTGGTTGAACTGTACAATCAATTTCTTGACCAAAGGAAGTATTGACACCTATCAAACCACTAACTGTAACAGTAATTGGTTTATAATTAAAATGTCCTGCACCTGTTGATATAATATCAATAGGTATATTATTATCAATATAATATCTTCTATCTAATGATCCAGTTCCTAACGCATAAAGATAAAAATTATCATCATCAATCTTTCTTACAAAATAATCAGTTAGAGATGAGATTCCAGTTATTGAAGATGAATTTGGAGTATATCTAATAATCTCATCAGTTTTATATCCATGATCTTTAATGGTAAATTTATTTAATGATGTGTTGAT